AAGACACCTATTAGCAAGAACGAACAGGGTTTGAGTATATACGAATATCCTCAGAAGGACAGAATTTATGTAATGACTGTCGATACTTCCAGAGGAGTGAGTTTCGACTATCACGCTTTTGTCATAGTTGACATTACGGAAATACCCTACAAGATCGTGGCGACTTTTAAAAACAACGAAATGTCTCCGATGATTTATCCAAATGCCATCTATCCCATCGCACAGAAATACAACGATGCATATATTCTGGTAGAGATCAACGATATTGGCGGACAGGTGGCGGACATTTTGTATAATGAACTGGAATATGAAAATATGCTTATGTCCAGTTTTAGAGGAAGAAAGGGTCAGACTTTAGACGGTGGTTTTGGAGCAACCCAGACACAATTAGGTGTCAGAACGACCAGACCACTCAAGAGAATTGGCTGCTCCATTCTTAAAAGTATGATCGAAGACGACAAGATGATTATCACGGATCTAAATATAATACAGGAGTTGGTGAGTTTTGTTGCCAAATCCGCGTCCTACGAGGCAGACACGGGACATAATGATGACTTGGTTATGTGTTTGGTGCTTTTCTGTTGGCTAACAACTCAAGGTTATTTCAAAGATTTAACCAATATGGATATAAGAAAGAGACTTTTTAGTGAAAAATTAAAGGAGTTGGAAGACGAGATTGTACCGTTTGGATTTATTGAAAATGGAATTGATGGCGAAGATGAGCAGGACGCTCAGGGAAATGTGTGGTATTCTTACTAAAAACACAAAAAACATACATAAAGTAGAAAAATAATTCGATAAGCGAATTGCTAAAGGAGAATAAAATGCCATTCCAATTGAGTCCAGGCGTAATATTTACAGAAACAGACTTGACACTAATCGTCCCCACCGTTGCAACAACAGGTGGAGGTATGGTTGGTGCTTTCCAGTGGGGCCCAGCAAGACAAGCCACACTTGTTGAGAGCGAGCGAGAACTTGTAGAGAAGTTTGGTGTTCCAGCATACGATGCAACCTACTCTCGTTATTGGTTCACCGCATCCAACTTCTTCAAGTATGGAAACAATCTTCAAATTGTAAGAGAAATCGACACAGAAGAAGACAAAACCGCTTCTGTTGGTGGTGCAATTACCAACATCTATAACGATGAGACTTATCTTGCAAATTTTGCTGCTCATACAGCAGATGGACCATTCTGTGCCAAATATCCTGGCGAACTTGGCAACAGCATTAAGGTGTATGTACTCGACCACATCGGAACAACTTCACCAACAGACACAGTAGCATCCGACGATTATTACGACTTAATCGACAATTTTGATGGTATTCCAGGCACATCTCCTTGGGCAGAAAACATCACAGGAAGCACAGAAATCTACGACGAACTTCACATTCTCGTAGTTGACGAGGGTGGCGCATTTACTGGTGTGGCAGGAACAGTTCTTGAGAAGTTCTCCTACCTGTCCAAAGCAAGAAACGCACAAGCACAAGACGGAACACCAAACTACTATGTGGATGCAATCAACAATCGCTCTGCATACATCAGATGGTTGGATCACCCTGATAGTGGTAGTGATTGGGGTACTGATTTGTCTGCATCTTCTGGTGCTTTTGATATTCTAAGCGATGGCGATGCTGGTCCATCTCTAGGTGCCATAACTGGTTATGCGTTTACAGGTGGTGCAACAGGTGGTATAACTGATGGAACAACTACAGTTCTTGAAGGAGATGTGGCCACAGCATACAGCACATATTTCGAGAACGCAGAAGATATTGACATTTCTCTTCTCATAGCAGGACCCCTTTCTGCTGCTAATGCAAACCTCGTAATCGAAGTTGCAGAAGCCAGAAAGGACTGTGTTGCATTCGTTTCACCAACACCTGTTTCTGGTGATTATTCCACATTCGATCTTCAAGACGCAATTGATTACAGAAATGTTCTCGACTCGTCTTCATACGGTGTAATGGACTCTGGTTACAAGTTGCAGTATGACAACTACAACGACAGATACATCTACACACCACTTTGTGCTGATATTGCTGGTTGCTGTGTTCGCACAGATCTCAACCAAGATCCTTGGTTCTCTCCTGCTGGTTTCAACAGAGGACAAATTCGTAATGTTGTAAGACTTCCTTACAATCCAACCAAGACAGATCGTGATGAACTATACAAGAAGGGTATTAATCCAGTAGTGTCCTTTACTGGAGAGGGAACCGTGCTTTACGGTGACAAGACTTTGTTGGCAAGACCAAGTGCATTTGATCGTATAAATGTGCGTCGTCTCTTCATCGTTCTTGAGAAAGCAATCGCCAAAGCATCCAAGTATCTTCTCTTTGAATTCAACGATGAATTCACCCGCGCTCAGTTCAAGCAACTCGTAGAGCCATATCTCCGCGAAGTTCAAGGTAGAAGAGGTATTCAGGACTTCAGAGTTGTTTGCGATGAGACTAACAACACACCACAGGTAATCGACTCCAACGGATTTGTCGGTGACATCTATATCAAACCAAACCGTTCTATCAACTTTATTCAGTTGAACTTCATCGCCACCCCAACTGGTGTATCCTTCGATGAAATCGGAGCCTAATAAGACTAAATAAAGAAAAGAGGACACACAAATGGCAGTTAATTTAGGAATTAATAATTTCATACAAAAGTTTGATGGTGGCTCAAAACCCACCCTCTATCAAGTAATAGTAACTGGTTTGGGTAATTACAACGATTTGCAATTCTTTTGCAAAGCAACTTCTTTACCTGCATCAACAATAGGAGAAATTCCTGTTCCTTACTTGGGTCGTGTTATTAAGGTTCCAGGCGACAGAACATTCGATGATTGGTCTGTTACTGTTCTCAACACAGAGAACATGACTCTCCGTAGAACCTTCGAGGATTGGAACAACGCTCTCAACGAGAGAGAAGGAAATATCGCAACCGTAGCAGGAGGTAGTGTATTTGCTGCCATCAGACAATACGAAGCGACTGTAAACCAATTAGATAGAAAGGGTAATGTTGTAAGATCATATAGACTTTTCAATATGTTCCCCAAAGAAGTATCTAATGTTGAACTCGGTTACGATCAGGTAGATGTAGTTTCAGAATTTACAGTGACATTTGCATACTCGCACTTCACCACAACTCCTTAATAATAAGGTGATATTATATTATGGCATTTAATGTTTTTGGTTTTACTTTCGGACGCAAAGAGGAAAAAGAGGAAACATTTTCTATAGTTCCAGAGTCAATTGACGACGGAGCAACAGTAATAGAAAGTGGAGGTCTTCAGGGATTTTATGTTGACCTCGACGGCACGGTAAGAACAGAGGTAGACATGATACGAAAGTATCGTGAAATGTCTCTGAATGCAGAAGTCGATATTGCTATTGATGAAATTACTAACGAAATAATCACGGAAGATGCCAGAAACGAAACAGTTAGATTAAATCTAGACAAAGTAAATGTCCCAGATACAGTCAAAGAGAAGATACAGGAGTCCTTTCAGGAAGTCCTGTATCTTCTTGATTTTGATAGAAAAGGTTATGATATATTTCGTCGGTTCTACATCGACGGAAGATTGTATTACCATATAATTCTTCACGAAAATAAGAAGAAGGGTGCGAAGGAGTATCGTTTCATAGATCCTCTTCGTATAAAGAAGATCAAGCAAATCAAAGAAAAGGAAAAGATAGGAAATCTAGAAATTCCTACAGAGATGGAAGAATTCTATCTTTATATTCCTTTTGATAGAACCAATCCTGTTCAATATAATATCAATTACAATTCCGTAGATCAAGGTGTTAAAATATCACCAGACTCGGTAAATTATGTTCATTCTGGATTGTATGATCACACTTCCAAGAAGGTAGTGGGTTTCTTGCACAAAGCAATCAAACCACTTAATATGTTGAGAATGGTGGAAGACGCTACTGTAATCTATCGCTGGTCTAGAGCACCCGAGAGAAGAATATTCTATATTGATGTCGGTTCTCTTCCAAAGAATAAAGCAGAACAGTATCTCCGTGAGGTTATGAATCGCTACCGCAACAAGGTAGTTTATGATGCAGATACAGGTCAGATTAGAGACGACAAGAAGCATATGAGTATGCTTGAAGATTTCTGGTTGCCAAGACGAGAAGGTGGAAGAGGAACTTCAATTGAAACACTTCCAGGCGGTCAGAACCTCGGTGAAATGGCAGATGTTCTGTATTTCCAAAAGAAACTTTATAGATCTTTGAATATTCCAGAGTCTCGCTTACAAGCAGATAATGGGTTCAATATGGGTCGTTCTTCCGAAATCAGTAGAGATGAATTGAAATATGCTAAGTTCATAAACAGAATTCGTATAAAATTCGGTGAACTTTTGTTAAACTTCTTAAAGACGCAGTGCTTTGCCAAGCAAATCATCAACGAAGAAGATTGGAAGAAAGTAAACCAAAAAATTAAATTGGATTTCTCTACCGATTCTTATTTTGCGGAATCTAAACAAGCAGAAGTATACAAAGACCGTATGGCCATCATGCGCGAAGTTGCTGACTATTCTGGTAAGTTCTTCTCTGATTATTGGATTCGTAAGAACATTCTTCGTCAGACAGACGAAGATATTGCTGAAATTGACGAACAAATTCAGAGAGAGAAAGCAGAAGAAATGGCACAAGTTGAAGCACAGGCTGGTGGTGTTGGTGGAATGCCTGGTGCAGAAGCGGGAATGGAAGGCGGCGCAGCACCAGTAGCACCAGAAGGATCTTTGGCTCCTTCACCAGAAAGTTTTATAAGTAGTAAGGGTGTCGATTATGATGCCAGTAGTCTACTATGAGGTGCTTAGATGCCAACTCCAGAAGAACCAAAAACTACATTCACTGTAGCGGACTTTAACAACTTAAACACATCTTCTTGTGCAGATGATCCTTGCGGAAAACCTGTAATTGTTAATGATGATCCTTGTCCCGATTGTTGCGGGGGAGGAGGTGAAGTAGGTCCACAAGGACCTCCAGGTCCTCAAGGTCCTGCTGGTGACGCTGGCTGTCCTAAATTATTTGCAGGTCCTCTGATAGATCAAAATGAAATGGCCTTTGAACACATAAAAGGACTAAAAGGTTATATTGTTTCTTTAGATTTTGGTGGAGGTGATAGTAGTTACAAACAAGCATCTTTTGATGCCGTCGTGAGAACTCTTGGTCCTGGCGAACAAGGATACATCGACACATCAAATGAGCCTGGTAATAATGCACCAATTTTAGAAAACCCCAACACCAGTGGTCTTTCTGGTTATATTTACCCAATAGCACTTAAGACTACAGGATCAAATGGTTATAATTATTATCAAAATGAAGTTAAGTTTGAAGACTTCTTGAGGGCAAGAGCAAGATATTTCACAAACGGCGCGGACGCCGACTATTTCTTCAACAATAGAGCCGGTATTGCTAGTCTTTTGTCGTCTGGAACTACAGGCGACTCAGAGGCATCTAGCGAAACAGGAGCACCCTATACATTTATATGCAGTGACTCTAGTATGAAGGATAGTGCAAATGGTCCTTATCGTCTTGGTGACTTTTTTAACTTGGTGGATGGTGTTGTTAAAGGAAATACACTTTATACCGATTTACAGCCACCAAATCCTCCTTCAGTATCAAACCTTGGTGATAAAATATTAACTCCAGAAGGAGGTTTGGGTATATCTTATGATTGCGAATCTTGTATTCAACCACTAGGAGATGATTATAAATTAACAGATACAACACAAGCAGAAGGATGTACTTATTTTGTAGATACAGAGAATGGTGTTCTTTATGAAAAGGATACAAACGAAGGGAGTCCAAATTTTGGTAGATTTAGAGTAAATGGTATACCACTTCGAAGAACACCAGAACTACCAGAAGGAGGTTTCGAAAAAGAAGACCTTACTGGTATTATTGTTGGCCACCAAGTAAGTAGTAATAACGACCCTCCAACTAGATGGACATATACAGTAGAAGATATTTCTTTTAATACTACTACTTTAAGATTCGAGGCCTCAGGAAACCAAAAAACAGCATATAATGGAGCAGAAAATAATGATGATATAGATGGAATAGGTCTAGGACAATTTGACGCTTTTCCAGATCCTACTGCCTTTACTATGCTTCCTATTCGTAACGGAACTGTTGTGAATTTACACAGAGTAAAAGGTAAATACATATTTAATCTTGTTAATGCTTATTCTGGGTGTGGTGGTGCATGAGCGGAACTATAAATCGTTGTTGTCCTTGTGGTGATTGTGATAGAACAGAATGTCTTTCTGGTGATACAGCAGATACAGGCTGCTGTGTTGCTTGTGAAGATTTAATTATGTGGTCTGAAAGACCAGCATTTTCATCTACACAGAGATATTATCTAAGACCAGATGAACCTTGCCTTATACCTAATGGTTGGGATACTCTTACCTGTGGTTCCTTCTCTAATCCATCAAATTTACAATATGAATGCTTTTCAGAACCAACGGGTGATCCCTGTCTTGTTTCATCTTGGCCATTATCAGATTGTCCCGAGATAATCTGTAATCAAAATAATGAAGATGGAGATTTAGTTCAAAGAAAATTAGGAAAAATAGTAAACTATACTGTTTATGCAGATGAATTAGAACCAGTTCAGACTATCTACAGATTTTATGATACTTACTGGAGGCCGCTAGGACTTTACTCTGGAGATTATAAAGTTCACGAGGGGTTCAATACCTTCAGACCTAATGGACTATCCACACAATTACCAGTAAAACCAGATCCGATTAATA